CCGAGAACCCACAAACGTGGGCGTAAAGCAAAGCGTGGTTCTACTAGTAGCTCGGATACTAGCCAAGAACACTCCTCTGAAGGAGTTCAACAAGTTGACACGGCCGCGGATGGAGCGGTTAATTTGCATGTGAAGTCCTCGCCTTTTAGGCTGAGGCCGGTTTTTTCGCGAAACCACTCGGTCACCGAGATCCAGCTCAGCACCCTTCAAGCTACGTTTCCAGGGTGGGATTTTAAGTTCGGTGATGGCCATCCCCATAGTCACCCATTGGGTGCTACCGAGAGGGCAATTTGCGAAACTATGGTTTATAATGAGATTAGGAAGCGCTATGGTAATTGTAAGATCACGGATATCGGTGGTAATGCCAATCGACATGTCCAAGAGAGGAGGTCTAACATACATAGTTGCAACCCTATAGTGAGTTCGGATGATGTAGTACGAAGAAGCCATTATTTGTCTGGTGCATGTTATTGTGCTAAGGAGGCAAATTTTTGTGACGCTGAAGTCGACGTATACATGAGTGTTCATTCTCTTTACTATTTGAGTAGAGAACAAATTTTGGAACTTGTCCACAGGAGTAAGAAGGGCAGGTTATTTGCTGTTGTACATCGGTTTGATGAATTGTACGGCCATAAACATTTCAATGGGGAATTTAATGAATCGACCTATGAAGTGTTTATTAACCCTTTTGGCGTACCCAAAGTGAGGATGCAGGTAACTGGTAATTCCAGTAGCTATTCGCACGACAGTATGTCTTGGTTATCAGCTTCCTATTTTGAAGGAGCTGACGGTCGATCGATGTGCTGGAACGGCAAACCTGTCGGAGATAGTTGGATATATGAATTTGTGCCAACTCCCGAGGGCGTTAAGGTTCCAAATGTTGATAGCGTAGGGGTCATGAGCATGACCCAAAGTCTAGCCCGTAATGACCATTTTGGTCCTGTTGATGGTGTGCTTGCCCCGGGGGATGAGGGCTCGTTCAAACCTATGTTGACAGTTATGAAATTACAAGAGAGTAAGATCAAGAGTTTCGGGTCCTTTATGTGGATAAGTCGCAGGAACGATAAGACAATACTTTTACCAAAGAATATTGTTGAGATTGTTGCCGCCAAGATGGTTGGCATTCCTCGCGATAAAGCAGGGCTTAAACTATGCATAAACACCATGAAACAGGTTGTAGCACCTGGTAAAATGTCGATATCGCCCAAAATGAGACTGGACTGTATAGTGTATGGTTCAGCAATGGCGTTTGTTTTAACTTTGAGAGATGAGATCGCTGTCTTCAATGAGTTGTGTAGCCCTATGTATAAGCGTTTATATGAAGCGTTTGCGGGGGTTATGGCGCTCGAGTCCACTATGTTTACATGTTGGGCTCCTTGTTGGAATGAAGATCAGTTCTTTAACGCGACTGTGGAAGAGTATAATGATACGTATTCCTCTGTTCCAGGACCCGCCTTTGATGCGTTGAAAGGATGGCCCGATGGGCTTAAAGGTTATGAGAGCAGAAAGGAATTGAAAGCGTTGAAAAAGGGTGCCACGATTAGTAGCACAGAAAGGGAAGATGGGAGTGAGAAGCCCCAATTCTTTCCAATATGCACCACATTTTCAAATTACATTCCCGTCGTGCCCTGCGCATCACTCAACAACGAATGTGTGAGCTTGGTAAATAGAGCGTTAATGACGACACCGAGCGTAGACGAACAGTTGTGGAGAGATGTGCTAGAATTGGCTAGAACTGAAGACGAAAAGATGGCTTTGCAAATCCCCGATTTGGAGAAAGATTTCGAGAGTTGGAACTCCAAATTCCCCCAATCAAAGCAAAAACTGCATCGCATTGCTTGGGAGAGTCTCAAAACTGAGCCTCTCAACAAACGCGATTTCATACGGAAGATGTTTGTGAAACGTGAACTCACTTTGAAGGGCGGACCTGAGCCTGAAGACTTTGACCCTAGATCAATTCAAGGAAATACTGATCGGTTGAATGTTAGTCTGGGTCCTTGTACACATAAAGTCGCAGCCAACCTTAAGGAGGTTTGGCATGTCGATAATGAAATCTGTTACACTGGTGGCTTAACAGCAGAAGAGATCGGTGAATGGCGCAAGCAATTTGGTGACGAAGACGTGACTATTATTGAGCTTGACGAAAGCCGTTACGATGCTCACCAGGGTGAACACGCTTACCTTTTATCAGAAGGTATGTACGTTGCCGCAGGTATTAAGGAGCATGGAGATGCTTACTATGCATTGACTTCAATGAAGGAAATCCATGGTTGGTCATCACATGGTATCAACTATAACGTAGATTATACCATGACTAGTGGAGCTCCCGTTACCTCGACGAGTAATTCTCGTCTCAACGGCATTAAAAGCAAGTTCGCTTTGAACAGATGTGGTGTCAAGGATTTTAAGATGTTGGTTCATGGAGACGATAGTCTGATCGTTATCAGAGGTCGTTTTTCGCCAGATTGGATCCGAACTTTTAAGAGCGCATTTCTCGGTATTCAGAGGTCCCTTGGTTTTAGTACCAAAATGAAGATCTCCGAAAATTGGTGCGACGTCGAGTATTGTTCTTCGCTATTTTGGCCTGTAGAGGGTGGGTTTGTTTTGGGACCAAAGATCGGTAAGCGTTTGCCGAAGATTGGTTTTTCATTAACTAAACTTTCCGAAGGAGAGGTCAAAGGAATGTTATTGGGTTTGTCAGTGGAAGCATCCCATATTCCAGTATTGCGAGTGTACGTTCGTCACCAGCTTAAGTTGCTGAAACGTGTTGAGAAGAAAGAATTTCTCGACAGGCGTGTAATTTATAAGAGCTTAGCAACCGAGAAACACAAAATGAGTGAGGAAACAACCTTTTTCTTCATGGAGAGATATGGCTTCGAATACAAGGAACTCGAAGAAATGATGGAAGCCTGTCTCACCGAGAATCTCACGGACTGTGTCAATTATCCTGGCATGGGCCTTTTTTACAGCCATAGATTTGTAACAACGCAAC